ACTAAGAAAAGAACCCATTGTTTCTGCCGCGGACCACTTTGTGCAATCTCCATTAACAAAACACATTCTATAATCATCTTCAAATGGAAAGTTCATATAAGCTCTATCTATCATTTTTTGCATTTCTATTGTTTTTCTATCACCAGCAATAGATATAGCTTCATTAGGGGAATTTTCAGATATTCTTTTGAAAAAATTCTCAGTACATCTTGCTAAAGCCTTTGCTCCCATATTTATAACATAAAATTCTCTTTTAGAACCATATTGAGACTTTATACAAATATCAGCAACAACTTTACCTTTGTCTGTCTTTATAAAATCATTAGCTACTAAAACTGTCTTATCTAATTCAGGTTTGTTTTCCACAATATCAAGAATTGTTTCAAACACTCTTTGTCTTGTCTTCCTTTCACTATAATAGTTGCTATTCGTCTTTAAAAAATAATTTTTATGATTTTTTATTTCCTCTAACTCTTCTTTAGGTATGTTTTTTTTATCACCATATTTATATTTAACAATTTTGTTAAAATATTTTTCTATTTGCCTCTCACTAATTTTCTCATCCTCTTGAATTATTTCCCTCTCCAAATCACTTATAACAGCTTTAGTGCTAATTAATTCAGATATTGGTTCACTGTTTATGTCACTGATATATCTAGCAAAATCTGGTTTCTCTTTGTCTAGTGTTTCTATAACTGATTTGTATATAATAGCAGAAGAAAAACCTATTTGGCTCTTATTTAATAAGTAGTTTTCAATATCATCAAAATTCAACATTGAACCTTCTTTAAACATTTTATCTAATTTATTATATTCATCTTGAAAAGACAAAATTGTTTTTATAGCTTGAACATTCTCATAAAAAATATTAGATGGTTCTTTAACAGTATGAACATATATAAATGCTTCATCCATAACTTCTTGTATATCACTCAACAAATAATCACCCCATAATGCTGGTATAGATACTAAACCACCTAAAGACTGTTTTGATCTTTGACCCATATAATACTCAGGCTTTGAAAATTTGAAGCCTTCAATTGTTGAATTATGTATATATGGTAATCTATCAAAAAGCCTTTCAACTATCCATACTTCAGCTGAACATTTATACGGTGGCCCAAACTTATCAATTAATAACTTATCAATATTAGTGTATAAAGAAAAAGCAGACATATATGCATAACGATTATCCATTAGTAATTCTGATATCTTTTGATTAGAACATAATGATATAACTGTCCTAACGGAAAAGATGTTGTAATATTTTTTGATTTGCATAAAGGAATCTCTACTTGACAAGCTCATTATACTATTCATTGTACTTGATAAAACACTATAATATGAGTCTCTCATAAATGTTAATTTAAATGTTGGTAATCTTCTCCAATTTGAGACAATTAAATAAGTGCCATCCCCAATGGAATATTTTTTTATTTTTCCAAAAAAAGGTGAATAATAATCAGGATTTTTTGTCACAACAAGAAACATAAATGGTTTACCACTCTCTGATGTTTTTATATTGTAACAACCTGCAACAACACAAATCATATTTGGGATACCACAATTAAAAAAAGAAAAAGAATAAGGTTTTAAATTCAAAAGAGAATGATGAAGTAGTTGTTGACATATGTAATGACTTGATCTTAAATAATGATAACATTTTGTATTCCTAAGGAAATCATATGTACCCATATATTGATTTTTCATTTCATTTTTCATTTCAATAAATGAATAGGAATCTTCAGAATAAACATGATCAAAATATCCTCTATCTCTATAAACACATTCCTCACTAGTTGATAATCTATCAATCATAATTTGAGTATATTTGGCATTATCTAAATCAATAGTATCAGTAACATCCCAAATATCTATATCAGGTTTGTGTTTAAAAGCACCAATACCAGTTTTGGACCACGTTGAATGGAAATTGTTACTCACTTTTGATCTTTGAATATACAATGCTTTTTGTTTTATTGGATATGATATTTCGCTGAAATCTTTCAAATACTTGTTATCTATTAAATAATCTCTGTAAGATCTATTAATTTTATAATTGCCCCATTCATTGTTACTAAAAATGTCATCAACTTTTTCTTTTAAATTATCATTTTCCAAACCTAAAGTAGTTCTTGTTTTTTTTCTATAAATTTTAATATCATATTTTTCCTTGTTATTTTTTTGATTATAAACTTCTACCTTTGACTTCTCAATATCATAAATTTCTTTTGTATTTAAACCACAATGATTATAAAAACCATCATTAAAAATATCTTTGTTTATTTTGGAATTTTCACCCTTAAAAGTATTTGAAAAAATTTCACACAACTCTATAGAAAATTCACACCATGGTTTATCCTTATTGAATTCTCTTAATGATTCTTTTCTATCAATTATATAACTACAAAATTGATTAAGCATATTTTGTTCTGAATGTACACCAACAATACTTTTAAGGTTATTTATTTCTTCAATTTCCGGACATAAAAAATGGTGAGTAGGCTTTGGTGGTCTTTGTTTCCTATTCGTATTATTATCTAATTTAATTGATTCTTTTGCTTTTACAAACTGATCATTTGTTAATTCGTTATCTTTATACTTAATATATAATTTGCTATTTTCGTCTTCTAATGATTGTTTAAGACCAACATAAAAATCATCATAATCAAAATCTTTAATTGTTTTTTCAATGGTATTTAAATGTTCAAATTTGTTATTAAATTCCTTAAATAAATTTGTATCAATTTCTAAATCATCATATTTACCCAAATCATCAAAATTTTCACCATCACCATATTCTCTTTCTTTGGATTCTCTAAAAAATTTTTTATTGATTCTTCTTGATATCCAGTCTCTCTTCTCTTCAATTATTGATATTATGTTATTTAAGTATTTATAATCAAATTCCTTAACCATATATGGATTTAGTTTATTAATTTCTCTCTCCAAATTATCTAAAGTTGATCTGACATTTATATGAATAAATTCTGATTTTATATTATAATTAACCATGAGGTAATTCAACACAAACATATATTTCTCCATTTTGTTTTTTTCAGTTTGATGTAAATTATAAGATAGTGAAACATCCATAAAAATATTAATATTGTTTTGTTTAAAGTGAATATCAGGTGTTCTTGTTAGTATTTTATTATCATCATCTAGTTCAAAAATCTCCTTGAAACTTTTTTCTTCTTCCCAAGCTTTACCAAGACTATCAAGGCTTAAATAATGAAGGAAATTGTGTCTTGTTTTAATAAGATCTTTATAGTAACTAAATAAACTTTCATCATCATCTGTCCCCACATTCTCATGAGAATGAAGCAACTGATACTTTAAATTTTCCTTTGATCCAGAAAAATTAATCATTTAGGCAAGATTGTAGGTGATTTTAAATATGATTTTATAAAGTAAAATTCAACGAGCC